GATAAATTAAAATTTTTAATTTTTTTATATCTAATATTATCTTTAAAAGAAATAAGCGTACCTTGATTGCATGTCTTCATACATCTAATTGTATTATTATTATTATATTTATCTATTAGTTCCAATTCAAAAATATATATATTTGGTGTTATATTTTGTGTTGTATATGTGTATTTTGAATTTTTAATAGATTGTGTAAATGTAGAAGAATTTATTTCGTATTTAGTGCTCATTATAATTACTTAACATTTTTTTTAATTATATTTTATTATAATTTATAATAATATAAATACGCACATGAGTATGATGTGTTTAATATTATATATATAAATATAAATATATATAATATGGATTTAGAACAGTATAAAGCAAATATAGTAGCAGAGAATGATAATTTATATAAGGTATTAGTTATTAAACATTCATCTATTGAACATTTATTTTGGAAAGACCCTAATTATACCAAACAAATAATTAATTTAGATGTGTTTGATACAGTATTACTAAATAAAGATAATTTTAGTGAATTAGTATCAAAAAGTTTTGATATTAATAAATATGCAGATATTAAAAATATACATGTTAAAAATGAAATTATATGTGAAGAACATAATTATACTTATGAACTATTATATGTCGATTTATTACAAGAACCACAACATCAAACAATTGAAAATGCAGTTGCTAGTTTATTAAATATTAATAATGATAAAATTTATTCAAATGCAATATTATTCAAAAATTATATACCAACTAATTCAAACTCTATGAGTTTATGTGATGTTGAAAAAGCTGACATTGCACATATATTGCAAAATCGTAAAGAAACTAAAGTAGTTATTTGGGATGATGAATGGCGTGAAGATATTATAATTGAAAATATGGAAGACTATGCAAAAACTTTTTTTGATGATGAGTCTTATAAAAAAATAGAAATTGGTTTTTTACATCATAATATTAATATATGGTATTGTATAGATAACACTAAATTAGTTGGACAAGAAATTGGTGGTAATATTGTTAAAGGTTATATTGAAAAATGTATTTGGTTTACTATGAAATCAACCGAATATAAAGGACATTTATCATTAGATGAAGTTAATAAAATTATTTATTTATCAAAAATATTAACTGATTATAAAACACCAGCCGAATATATAGAAGATTCAACTGATCATTTAGGTAGAAAAATAATTTATACTAAATATAAAGTTTTAGATCTTATGTATAATAAAGCTAAATAAAATTTTAGATATTATATTAATAATTCTAAACAAAGTTTTAGATCTTATGTATAATAAATCTAAATAAAATTTTAGATATTATATTAATAATTCTAAACAAAGTTTTAGATCTTATGTATAATAAAGCTAAATCAAGTGCTTAATTATTTATTGCTGGTTATGATAAATAAAAAAATTGAAATAATAACTCTATGTGGTGCTTAATAGAAAAATCTTTGTATTACCAATGGAGGAAGCGGCTTGGAACGCGCGTTGTCTTATTGACCAAGAAAACGGTGTCAGATGGCTCGAATCAAAGACCGCTGCAACAACAGCCGAAACGAGCAGATGCCAAGAAGACTTCAACGCTGCATTTGCCGAAAAACTATCGCAAACAAGCGAGTTGCACCAAGCCAGTCTCCTTCCAGATATGTTAGAAGTCATAGACCTGAAGGATCGTGTGGATAAAGCCGATATGCGGTGTGCCGAACTTTTTGCGCGCTTATTGAATGCACAGAAAGAGGAGTCCGTGTGGAACAAGAAACTCATAGCTGCCAAGAACACCCTCGTGGCACTCCAGCAACACATCCAGCGTGCATGTGACCAATGCAAAGACGGGATAGACGATAGCCTGAGTCAGAAGGTGCAGACAAGAGATGAATAAGTCGGCACCTCAGAAAAATAATTTTATTTTTTTTATCCTGTTAAATTATAACCGTTTATAAAGTTTTATTTAGATCTTATGTATAATAAATCTAAATAAAATTTTTCTAATAATAATTAATGAATCAAGAAATTAAATTATTAATTATTATTTCATTTTTATTATTAATTATTGATATTCCAATGATAACAAAAATTAATTATGAAATGTATAATAAACAACTATTAAGAATTAATGGAAATAAAATAGTTAATGATATGCTTTCTCCTGCTATATTTACCTATATATGTTTAATATTTGGTATTTATTATTTTGTTATTAAAGATAATCTTAATAAATCATTGAATGATATTGGTATTCGCGGTGCTATATTTGGATTTATAGTGTATGGTATTTATAATGGGACTAATAAAGCAACTATTGCAGAATATGGTATAAATGAATCAATTAAAGATACTATATGGGGTTCTATATTATGTAGTTTAGTATCAATATTAACCGTTTATATTATTACAAAAGATTTTTAAGCAATTGGACACACCTACATATAACTTAAAAAATTGATATAATTTAGAAAAACAAAATAATAAGAAAGTATAGTAAATAAAAAAATTGAAATATTTATTTATAGTTATGCTACTTATAAATAAATATGTAATTACCAATGCCACTTACCGAAGAGGAGCAGGTCCGTATCAAAGAAAACAAAACGTTGTTAGGAAAAGCAATTGCAGTTCAACAACAGTTTGGGTATGGATCCCCAGAGGAACTAGCTGCCCGCAAACAATTTGAAGATGCTGAAGCGGAGCTTACGAAACTTATATTGGTCCGATTACAAAATTTGATGACCTGGAACGATGACCTGAAACGATGACCCGAAATGACTGCCAATATGACTGACGGCATTCTTCAGCTGGAGGAAGAAGTTCACCCTGCAAAAAAAGACCTGAAATCATTTATTGGCTTGAGGAGTGTCTAGAAAAAAAATAATTTTATTTTTATTTCTCTTGTGTAAAATGTTAATTTATATTATGGTTAACCATAAAAATTATAACCGTTTATATTATTACAAAAAATTTTAATCTACAATAATAATAATGGAAGAATTTGACCTAGATTTAAACGATGATATGAGCACCCCTATTTCTCAATTAAAAAATAAATCTACTTTAGAAAAACATAATAATAATCGTGCACACCATAGTGATTTTGAAAATAGCCATATAACACCAATATTAAATAATAACACTAATTATGAAATTAAACGTTCTATGATGTATAAAGAACATAAACCAAAAAAACATAAACAAATGAATCGTCCAATGAATAATTTTATTAGAACTTTAGAAACTGATTTAGATAACTTACCAATAGTTTCTCACAAAAAACATGACATGCAACCGTTAGATATTGTAATTGGCACATCGCGCGTATCTTTTAATGAAGATAAAAATGAATATATACCCAATACATATTCAGAAGGTATAATGGTTCATCGAGATATATTTATTAGTATATTACTATTTATGTTATTAAATAACAAAATTATTATTGAAATAATTTATAATTATATTCCTGCATTTCAAAAAATGGACAGTCCTTATCCAAATTTATTATTAAGAACACTTATTTTTGGTTTGATTTTATATTTGATTAAAAAATTTAAACTATAATAAATAAAATTTCTTAGCTGTATTAATGAAATTATATATAATATTTTTAATATTAATAGTAATTTTTGTTTTACAATATAATTCACAAATTGAACACTTTAGTAATTATAAATCACCATGTGGTAATTATTCACAATTATTACAAAAAGTATTAAATGAAAGACAAATGAAAGAGAATACTAAAGAATTTGATATATTTATACCATGTTCATATAATTCTTGTGAAAGTGATATTTTAGCATTTGAAAATAAAACAACAAAAAAGAAAATATTTTTAATTGATGGATGTGATCAGGTTGGAAGTAAAATGGCTTTATGGGAATTATTAAAAGAATATTATGGTGATAAAGCTAATATGTATATGCCCGAATCATTTTTATTAGATAAACCAGCTGATTTAACAAGGTTTAGTCATTATTTTAAGGAAAGACTACAAATAAATCCAAAACAAATGTATGTTCTTAAAAATTATGAACAAAGACAAGAAGGATTAAAAATAACACGGGATTACAATGAAATTATAAATGGTATTAAGAAAGGTTGGTTTTTAGTTCAAGAATATAAATATGACCCTTATTTAATTAGCAAACATAAAATAAATTTCCGTTATTATTTACTTATTGTATGTAAGAATAATACCATTGAAGGTTATTTACATAAAGATGGTTTCTTATATTATACACCAGAATATTATGATGAAAATGATATGTCATTTAATAAACATATTACAACTGGATATATTGATAGATCTATATATGATAAAAATCCACTAACATTAGAAGATTTTAGGAATCATTTAGGTGAAAAGAGATTTTATTGGGATAATACAGTTAATACTTTAATGAGTGGTGTTATGGAAGCACTTAGTAAAAAAATATGTAAAAATAAAAAATTAGATAATCATATTAGATTTCAATTATTTGGTTGTGATGTTGCCCCTACATCTAAATTAGAAGCATCATTAATGGAAATTAATAAAGGTCCTGATCTTGATGCAAAAGATGAACGAGATAAAGCAGTTAAACTAAAAGTTCAAAAAGATATATTTACAATAATTGACCCTATTGATAATGAAAATATTAATGATACAAGATTTATAAAAGTATTTTAAAATAAAATCTATATTAAATATAATATGTCTAATATAGATAAAAAAGAAGATAAATACGGAGATGATGAGCTATTTGAATCATGGAGTGATAATCAAGTATTTTTACCAATAGCAAAACAATTAGTTGATCCATTGTATAATTTAGGTATGACACCAAATATGGTAACATCAGTAAGTACCTTTTTTACAATGTATTCAATATATTTATTACATCAAGAAAAAAGAACTTATGCTTGTTTATTTTATTTATTAGGTTATTTATTAGATTGTGTTGATGGGCGAATGGCTCGGAAATATTCAATGAGTTCTGATGTAGGTATGGCGTTAGATTGTGTATCAGATAATGTATCCAATTTTATATTATTTGGTTATATATTATTAACAAGACCTTTCAACCAAAAAACAATTATGTTTATGATATTAATAATATACATGTCATATATGTTATCTATTTCGTATGGTGTTAATGAAGCTATAGCATCACATGATGCTACAAAAGATGACAATTTTTATAACAGAAGATATCAACAATTAAAAGGCAAACTATCTTCTGAAGATAATTCAGCTAAAGGTATTGGAGGTGCAGAAGAAATGTTATATTTATTATTTTTAACAATTACTAATATATCATATAGCACATATCGTAAACAGTTTTATGATTATGACAAAAATAAATTAAATGATAAATTAAAAACAATGAAAGAGTTTGGTCCAGGAAACTTTTGTTTGGTGGTTGCAATATCATTATTATATATCTAAAGTAAAATTATTATTTGATAATTTATTTATATTTATTACAAATACATAATAAATTGATAAGAGATGTTAAATCTAAATGATATAAAAGTAACAATAACAAATAAATTTTTAATTTATATAATATAATATATTAATATTTAATTATGAACACTTTTGAACTAAAAAACAATTGTATTTTACAAGTTATTCGTGAAATGGCATGGTCTGGTGAATTAAAAAAGACAGATGTTATAATGTATGTTAATGAACTAAGTGAAATATATGATTCTAAATTAACACATACATACAATGCAAATGATTTAATAAATGATATAAAACAGATGCCTAATTTTGAACATTTTCTTAAAAGCGGCACCTTACCACATCCTCTTCAAAACATATTTAAAAAAAAACGTATACTTCCAGATGGTAATTGTCTATTCCATTGTTTACGATATTTAAATGTGTGGAACGATTTAACCCACACAGAAATTCGTAAAATGATTTGTCTCTATCTACCCGAATTTTTTAAAATACTAAAAAATATTCCTACCGCCTCCGAAAATGAATGGTCCTTATTTACTGATATTAGTGATATAAATCCCGAAGATCCCATGGGTGAGGACAATTATATTAGAATCATGCGTTTGGGAGAGTGGGGTACTTTGATTGAAATACTCGCGGCAATATTAATTACTCGTCAATATATAAATTTGTATTATACAAACCGATCTGATAAGGATACACCAGGACAACAGCATAGCGATTTTATAATTTGGCGTGAGCAATTAATAATTTATAATAATATAACAATAGATCCTAAACTGCCTATATTAAATATATTTAATTTAAATAATTGGCATTATGAAATATTAATGCCAATTGAGTTTAATAAAGACAAACTAACAGAAGAACCACGTTTCATACAGGATATACTATTACATACAATTGCATATTTAAATGGATCAGTTGGCATTTTACAATTACCTATTACGCATCTCATGCGCACATATATTTGTATACCTAATACAAATGGAACGCATGATACTCTAAAAAAATGTATGGCTGATTCTACACATGTTAACCCCATTTTGTTAGCATCAAAATATAGTAATATATCTGAGGCAGAACAAAGTAGTAAGAATGAAGATATAATCAAACATTATGAACTACTTGTAGAAAAATCCATACCGCTCTATGAGTATAAGTATATGAAATATAAAATAAAATATTTAACATTAAAGAATAATACACATTATAATAAATATTTATAATATCTTCTAATGATTTATATAATATTAAAATTTTAAATTCTATAAATATTATATGAATAATTTAAAAATTTTATCATGGAATATTTGCAGGGGATGTATGAAAGCAGACGATACAAGTGTCGGAGATAGATCCGCACAGTTTTTAGCGGAAAAATGTGTTGAAATACAAGAATGTTTAAATAATGTTGCTAAATTAATTAATAATGAGAAATATGATATTATTGGATTACAAGAAGCAGCAAAATATAATGATATTATATTTAAGAGTGCTAATTTACAAAAGATGGGAAGTATTCATCATACTTATTGGTGAGAATAAAATTGATTTAATTACATTCACAATTTTTTAATTATGATAGTGCAAATTTGCTATTTTATTTCAAAGCTTATAAAAATAAAGTATATATATATATATTAATGTATTTAAAATATTTAAAGTATAAAAGTAAATATTTAGCTTTAAAACAAATATATAATCAATTAGGCGGATTTAATTTTAAATTTACCATTAAAATAGATAAATCTGTTAAAGAAGTATTTGACACATATATTAACTTAAAATCAATTTTCACATCAACTGATGAATTTTATGAAATTTCAAATGAGTCAGACGTGGCAAAAACAATATTTGATCTATATAAGACAAATTTTTTGTGGAATATAACAGAAAACTCAGAAAAAATTAATAGAAGCATATTTGATGAATACAAACCAAATGCAATATATATTTTAAATACTACTGATTTTTCACCATTTATTAAAAAATGGTGTGGTGATATTTCACAAGAATCAGCACAACAAATAATCTCTAAAATAATTAGTGCAAGTGATATAGCTTTTTCAGACCCTGATGATCAACCAGATAATTTTATTGAGTGGTTAGATGAAAGTATAGTTTATCTCATACGAGATATACGGACACAACAATTTGGACGAGATAGGAGAGCAATGGGACTAAGAAATGGCGAAGATTGGATGAATTGGACTACTCATGGAATAATTAGTAGTAAGCTTCTAAGTTTTCTATGGATAGATCGCAGAAATCTATTTGATTATAATATAGAAATAATGTCATATCTTGGATTATGCGCTAAAATACCAGACATAAAAAATGACTCATTTTTTCTTATTGTTCCACTACAAATAACCAATTTAGGACATGATCCTAAATATTATGAGCTTTTGCGACATTGTTGTTCAGAACCTAGATTTGATAAAGAAACCCAAGATGATTGTTTAATAAGTTATGATCTTGATTTTACTAAACCATTAGCTTTCATTTTTGACATACTTGTTACACATCTTATTAGTCGTTTCTCTGCTGAATATACTGAATTACAACCAAAATTAACTGTATCGCAAGCGACACTTTTAATTGAAAAAGAAAAAGTTATACTCTTTGTAAATTGGGAGAAACAAATTATAAAGTGTTTCATATCTACTTATGCAAAACATCAGACCATTTACAATATCATAGAATCAGAATTAAAACAAATTCTTGCTACACGTGTAGATCCTGGCACCTTTGAATACTCAAGTAGTTCATTATGTAAATTATGTTTAAATCCTGATATGAAAGATGGTTTGGATTGTAGAATTTTTAAAAAGATTATTAATGAAATAAATGAATATGATGTTTTTACACCTAAAACAGATCATACTGAATCTGGTGTACTTATAACTGGCACTAGAATAGATATAGCTATTGACATGAATATAGAAGATTATTATCGTGCTATAACTGGGTTCCCGATACAAACAAGGGAAAATATAATATCGGGGGTTGCAATAGATGCTGGTGGACTAAAGAAAACTTTTTTTACAAGATTATGTAATGAGTTTTGTGCAAAATATTTAAAAATAATGGATGATAATTCATATATATTTAAAAAATTAGATATAGTTAAAGACAACAAAGAATTAATATATTATGGATTTATGATTAGTAGAATGATTCTTTTAGGATTATGGATTCCATTTAGATTTCACAAAAGCGTTGCTTGGCAAATAAATCATCAAGATGATGTTAATGATTATCATATTATTTCATCAATAAGAGACATTAAACAAAAAATTGAAGATTATAAAGAAACTTATGCACTATATGAATCATCTGGTCGAAATGTTGAATCACTAAGGATAAAAATATCTGATTTATCTGTAATGTTAGATAAGTTTGAAGAATTAAAATTGGATAAGGCTATTCCTGAATCAAGAGAAGAAAATTTAAATGCAATATACAAAGCGGTGAACATAAGTAGAGAAAAACCAAAATCTTTAGGGTCGGATACTATGGATACTTCAGAAACTTCAGAAGAATTTGCAACATTTGAAGAATTAATAGATTCAAGTGCAGAATCATTATTTATACAAGGATTGAACATGTCTCCTGAAATACAGAAAGAATTTAGTGAATTAAAAACTAATATAAATATATATTATAAATGCGATGATGATTATTATGAAAAAATAATAAAAAATTTAACAGACCCACGTTTAAGAGATTTTTTTCAAGTAAATAGAACCAATATTGATTTACTAAAAAATTTTTATAAGCTTGCAACAGGTTTAGAATGTGCAAATTATGATTTAACATATGTATATGATAGCTTTACAATATCCCCAGCATTGTTTAATTTTCATACATGTTTTAATCGTGTTGATATAAATATGCTAACAATGAATGACATTAACAATGAAGACTTACTTGAAAAAATAACATATCAAATATTACCAGATTCTGTAGATACTTATAATTCTAATTAGATGTTTAGTTAATTGTAAAAAAATTATTTAAAATATATATTAATATTATATTTATGATACCGTGATCCACCAATTGGATACGGATATTATATGCTATGTTAATCTGATGTGACCAACGCAGTACGGCTCACTTGCTAAGAGCAGCTTGCCACACGGGCACCACTGGTGACAGTATAGTTCACTGTGTAAGAGCAGCTTGCCACATGGGCACCACTGGTGACAGTATAGTTCACTGTGTAAGAGCAGCTTGCCACACGGGCACCACCGGTGACAGTATAGTTCACTGTGTAAGAGCAGCTTGCCACATGGGCACCACTGGTGACAGTACAGCTCACTTTCTAAGAGCAGCTTGCCATACGGGTATCTGCGCGACCGGTCGTTTAGTGAGAACTTGCGGAGCGACCTGTCATTTAGTGAGAACTTGCGGAGGTTTCCTGAGGACGAAAGAAAATGTACCATTGTTCTAAATGAGTAAATCATCTTTAACACCGCTTTTTACAATAATTTTATATAATAACCATTAAATAATTAATATTTCAATTTTTTACACCTTTAGAAATTAATAAACTTAATTTTTATAAATAATTTCAAGCCTCTTTACAACGACAACTATTTTAAATGACACGCACAAATTAAATTTGAATAATTTAAATTCTATAAATATTATATGGATAATTTAAAAATTTTATCATGGAATATTTGTTGGGGTTGTATGAAAGCAGATGATACAAGTGTCGGAGATAGATCCGTACGGGCTTTAGCGGAAAAATGTGTTGAAATACAAGAATGTTTAAATAATGTTGCTAAATTAATTAATAATGAGAAATATGATATTATTGGATTACAAGAAGCAGCAAAATATAATGATATTATATTTAAGAGTGCTAATTTACAAAAGATGGGAAGTATTCATCATACTTTACGTATTAGTGAGAATAAAATTGATTTAATTACATTTTATAATAAACAAAAATTTAAAGTTTTGGCTGTTAAAGTAGGCAATATTGATACATCCAACCAGGAGGGAAGACCGTATCATATAATTTTTTTACAACATACTAGGACCCCTGATAAATATATTATAATTAATTTACATAATGGTAGAGGTACAGACTATGAAAAAGAGCTTTTAGAAAAAAGATTAAGTACTGATATAAATAACTTATATATTGTCAATCCGTCTGATAAAAATAAAGATTTTATGAATATTGAAGACAGGAAATTACGTGATGGGTCGACGCTTTTAAATAATACATTTAAAACTATTATATTAGGTGATTTTAATGAGGAAGGTGAAGACTATTGGAGAGGATTACAACCATTTAAACATACATCATTTCAAAATTTAAGGTCAATAGTTGTATCGTCTAAAACAATAGAACCGCCAAAAACATGTTGTACAGGTTCTAGTTTGCGCACAGCAGGTAATATGGATTATTTTATTGGTGATTATATTTTAATTGATGATAGCTTAGAATATAGTCAAAGTAATACAATTGTTGATTATTTTACAGAACATAGTGCTATGGAATTGTCTTCAGATCATAAACCTGTTTATGCTATAATTAAAATACCCAATGCTGCTTTAGCAGTAGTTTCACCGGTGGCCCCAGCTGCGGTTTCACCTGCAAAAAAAGAAACTGTTGATAAATCTGATCCAAATATAATTAGATATATTTGTATACCTAATTCTGAGGGAACATTTTTTGATCGATCAACATGCGAGAGTAATATAAAAGATACGTCAGTTTTACCATTTCAACCAGTGGAACCACTCGCATATCAACTTGTAGAATCTAGTGATATTGGAGATATTGCAAATTATGCATATATATGGTTTAATAATAAATCTAATTCATCTGAGACTATTACAGAAAAAGAAAAGGATTTTATTCATGAGACAATAACAAAAGGAACATTTCCTACTTATTTCAAAACTTATACTAATGAAG